CCGCCTCGAGCACCACACGCGGCCCCTCGATGACGCGGCCGAAATCGATATCTACCGACCCGTCTGGCCCGAAAGTGCCGATGTCGTCCCCGTAGTCAGTGGCCATTGTTTACCCGAGGAGCTTCGCCAGACCGCTTGTGATCACACCTTGTAGGGGTAGCTCGACGACCGAGGGCGCGACGACGAGGATCCCGAGCACGCCAAGCACGATCGGCACCTTCTGCCCCGGGGGTTTCCATTCCAGCGTGCAGAGGGGCGCCGGTTGCGTGACCGTTCGAATAACGAGCGTACCTGAGTCAATCGTGTCATCGACACGTGCCACAGGCTTTGTGCCGTCACCGACCATGATCCGGACAAACGCCGCGTCCGTCGCCCAAAGGCCCGCGAAGGGCTTGCCGGGATCGCCGCCAGCAAAGCCCACCTTGACGCGAGCGCCCTTCGCAACCTCGACGCGTACGCCGGGAAGCCCCAGCCAGATGGGCACGCTTGAAAGGCCTGGCAATGCGGGATCGTCGAGCCGCAGATCGAGCGAGCCGTCGGCCATCTGTGCAACGACTGTCGCGTCATGAGCCGCGAGGTACTCCAGAGGGATCGGCAGGTGTGCCGCGACGATGCGCCCGAGGATTTCCCGTTCGCGTTCGGAACTCATGCGTGCCCCTCGAAGAGCAGCTCGGTCCGAAGGACCCCGTTATCTCCCACGGCATGAACAACGCGGCCGATACGCTCCCCCGCGAGCGTGACGCCCGGCTCGAGATCGGGTGCGTCTTGGGCAGCGACGGCGCGCCCGCTGGCGCCATCGTGCTCCACAAGGAACGGCGCGCCCGCATAAGGGGGCCACGCTTCGGCGCCGACGCGCACGGACCCATCACGGAGGACGCGCCAGCCGACGCCGAGGCGCCGGCAGAGCACGGAGAGCGCCGCCGCGCCGATCGACCGGCTCCGAACCCAGCGAGGGAGCGGGAGCAGGCCATCGAGGGCCGAGAGGTCGCCCGCGAGCTCGCCGGCTTCGCGGAGGATGGCCGCCGCGATGATGCGCGGAGGAGCGATCCGGTATTGCCGCGGGGGCAGCTCGCGGCGCAAGCCCCCTGCTCCGCCGACGATGAACGCCCGCGCGCGCCCCTCGAATGCGCCGCTCTCGATGACCGTGCCCTGGAACGTCACCGGCGAGGCGTCTTCTACCGCGATCGCGATCGATGCACGCCCGAGCGGGACTTCGTCGGCGTCCAATTCGGCTTCCGCGGTCCAGATGCCCGCGAGCGGCATCGAGATCCGCAGAGAGATGAGGTCGAGCGATCCGAGATGTGCAAGGCTCACGGCTGATTAGCCTCCCATATGGCGCGCTCAGCCGCATCCCTGAATAGCTGTGCAACGCCCTTGTGCCCTACGGCTTGCCCCGGCTTTGCATCGGGCCAACGAGTATTCTCAAAGGGAACCGCCGTTGTCGGCTTCTGCGTGGCGGTCGGCGCTTGCTCCGGAGGCGGGGGCGCCCATTCCTTGCAATGCCATATGATGGTCCCCACCTGGTACTCGTCCCAATCCGGACCCTCGTAGGACTCGATCGAGACGGCCTCGACGCCCGCAAGTCTCGTCTTAGGGTGCCCGATCTTGTGCGGGCCGCTCCCCGGCTGGAGCCGGAGGATCGCCGCCTCGATGTCCGGCCAGACGGCCTCTGTGAAGCGCAGGGTGATCGTCACCTCCGCAAGCTCGCGCCCGGTGATGGTTGTCGACGGCTTGCTCGCGCCCCCCTTGCGCTTTCCGTCGAGCTTGGCCTTCGGACGAACCTTCACCACGGCCGTGCCCTCGCTCGCGATGGGCGGCAAGGTGCCCGGACCGAGGTCGACCGAGTCCCAAACCTGGGGATTGTCGGAGGGGGCCGGGATGGGCATCACGCCGCCTCCTCTGCGATGCGCCGGAACTCCTGCCAGAGCCCGCGAGCAACGGCTGCTCCATCAGCCTCCGTGCCCCCGCCCTGGACCGTAATCTGTACCGAGCCCGGCCCGAATTGAAGAACGAGGCCCGCGGCGCTCGCCCGTGTGGAGGCAATGCCCGACCGAAGCCCTGCGCCGAGAGGGCTCGCCGCCGATCCGGGAACCACCCCCGCCGCACGTGGTGCGAGAACGTTGTCGTTCGCTGCCCTCGCGGCTCCGAGCGCCATCGCTTCCGCGGCTCGGATGACGCGTCCCGCGCCGCCCGCGATGCCCACCTCGGCCCCGCTGGCCACGTCTCCGCCGATCCCTGCAAAGACCCGTGAGGGGCTCGCGATGCCCAGCGCCGACCGAGTCGAGGAGACGGCATCGCCGGCGAGGACCTTAGCCGCGTTGGCCACAGCAAGCGCGCCGTTTTTGAGGCCTGCGACGAGGCCGTCAACGATCGCGCCTCCCAGCGAAGTCCCCTCCGATAGCATGCTATCGGTGGACAGCAGAGACCAAATCGATTCCGCGAACCATTCAAGTGCGCCGACGGCGCTCAGCAAAGCGCCCCAGACCGTGCCGACGAAACCTATCCATATGGCGCTAGCAACGCCGATCAGCGCGACCACGAGCCCAAGCGCGCCCGCGATAAGGCCGATTCCCCTCGCCACGAGTTCGATCCAGGGGACATCGTCGAGGCCCAAAAGCTCCATAACCTTCGCGAATGGCCCGCCCCCCGTCATCTCCCCGACTTTCTCAAAAACCCGGAGCACGACCCCGAACCCGGTTTTGAAGCCGGAGATCGCTGCCGAGATTAGGGGCTCGGCTTGCTCGACCTTCGCGAGGATCCCATCGATGATCTTGCCTGGATCGGGGCCATCGAAGATGCCGCTGAACAGCGTGTTGAGCAGCTTCCCGAGCACGGCCGTAATGCGTCGCCAGCGCGGACCGGCCGGATCGAGGGACTCGAGGACGCCTCCGACGAACCCTTTGAAGTTTTGCATGCCGGGCGTCACGTCGAGGTCCATCAGCAGGTTGCCCGGCAAGGCACGCAGACGGCCGAGGAGCCCGGTGATGTCCTCGAGTGATTTCGCGCGCGCGGCGAGCCCCGGTGCCCGTCCACCGGCTTGCTCGTTGATGGCGCCGAGAATCGCTTCGATCGTCGATGCCGCATCGAGCTTGCCCGCGCCCTGCATTCGTCGGATCTCCGCCGACGTTTTCCCGAGCTTGCGCGCAAGCTGCTCGTAAACCTTCTCTGCCGAGAGCCCCGCCTCGGTGAGCATCGTGAGTTCGTCGCCCTGTAGGTAGCCTTGAGCCTTGATCTTGCCCATGGCGCGAACGATCGCGTCCACGTTGGCTTCCGGGTTGACGGTCCCAAGATCCGCGATAGAGCGCACGATCCGGTCGACGAGCACCGGATCGAAGCCCTTGCCGATCAGTGAGACAAATTGCCCGAGAGTCTCTTGTCGGCCTTGGCCGATGTAATCGGCAGTCGTAATGGCCGATTGCAGAGCGCGATCAGCGGCCCGCCGACTCTTCAGGAGTGTCTCGAGGGCACGCGTCGCGTCCTCGCGGAAGGCTGCCGCATCAATGGCCGCCTCGCCGAAGTCGAGCGCCATCCGTCCAGCGGCAGCCGCAACGGTGGCCGCCACTGCCGCCAGCGCTGCTGCCGCCGCCGCACTGCCTCCTTTGCCGGCTAGCGCTTGAAGGCCGCCGCCGCCTGATTCCGCGGAGCCTCCTTCATCGATACCCGCTCGAGCCTTGCGCCGCAAATCTCGTAGGTGACGCTCGAGCAGGGCCTCGCGGCGGTGCTGTGCTGGGTTGAACCTTTGAATCGCCTCATGTAACCGGGCCTCGCCTTTGCTCACCTTGGGGGAGAGGCCGTGTTTCTTCCGCGCCTCCTCGCGTGCAGCGTCCTTGCGCGCTTTCGCCGCCGCTTTCTCCGCGGCGTGCTCTGCTGCACGTTGGGTCATTGAAGCCCTCGCGCGCTGCTTTTCCGCTGTGGCCTGGCGCTTCGTCGCACCTTCCTCCGCGCGCAGCGCAGCCGCCTTCCTGCGCGAGGCTGTGGCCGCTGCCCTTTGCGCGATGACATCCGCTTTGCCAGCCTCGATGCCGTCCGCGCGCAATTTTGCCGCGCGTTCGGATGCCTTCTGCGCCTTCTCCTCTGCCGCCGTGGCCTTCTCGCGTAGCGCCGCCGCCTTCCCCGCCGCCTCCTTTGCTCTCTCTTCGGCCTTGCTCGCAGCGCGCGCCGTGCGTTCAATCTTCGCCGCCGCGCCCGAATCAACATGAACCTGTCCGAGACCCCCCAGCGCACCGGCAAGGCGTTCGACGCTCGAAGCCGCTCGATCCGCAGGCCGCGCGACGTCTTCCCGGAGTACGATTTTCTCGGAAACGGTCATTCAGTCGGTCCAAGTGATGTTCGATTGAAGGAACGCCGCGATCATCAGTGCCGCCGCGCGCGCCGGCTCCGATTCGTCGTCAGCGCCGCACAGTTCGACGAGCCCGTCCGCGACCAGGCTCAGATCACCCCGCGCCTGTCGCAGCAGGCTCAGATCCCCCCCACGCGTACGCGAGCTCCCTCGCCGGCCATGCTCATCAGAACCTCGCCGACAGCGCTCGCAAGCCCCGGAGCGCGCTCGACGACCGCGCCGACGGTCTCCTCGTTCGGCCACAGCACGGAGCCGAGCGTCATCTTGTGCAGCCCCTCGAACATCTTGCCGAGGGCAGACAATCGCCGGAATGCATTGTAACGAGATACCGACGGCCGCTTGAGCAGCCAGAAGCCTCCCGGAACACGCACGATTGCAAGTTGACCCCGGCGCGGGTGCGCCGAGACGAGATCCTGCAACTGCGCTTCCGTGAGCCCCGCCGCTGCGAGCGCGGCGCGATCCTCGCCCGTCAGCTTCGAGGGCTCGATCGGCTGGATCTCCTCGTCCGGCGCGCCCGCAAGCTCTGCGAGGACGGGCCAGACCGTATCCGGGAGCGCCGGAACGAGATCGAGCAGCGTCGCGAGTTCGCTCGGAGACGGCCAGACCGCGCAGTCGATCAAAAGGTTGTGGAGCGCATCCGCGCGCGTTGCGGGCTTCCCGATCCCGTCGAACGCCGCCGCCCAGGCCTTGAGGCTCGGCCGCTTCACCACGACCACGAGGTCTTCGTACTCTTCGAGTTCGATTACCCGCAGATCGGCGCCGTGGCTTCCCTTGAGCTCGGCCCTGTTTTCATCGGTCAACTTGCGCATGTTCGCCCTCAGTCCTTCGGCTTCTTGAAAGGGTCGATTCCATTCTTGATGACCTTGAGGCAATTCCCCTCGATCTTCGTCTTCGAGGGGTCGCCTTCCTGTGAGGAGGTTTCGTCGCCGAGCGGGAGCCATTGCTCGACCCGATCCACGACGTCCGGCCGGCCCGGGAGCGAGTAGGTGATCTCGAGGTCGACGGTGCGCCAGATCCAGCCGTCCCCCTGCTTCCCCCGGAATTCGTCCTCTTCGCCGCGCGATATCTCCATGTCGCACTTCGGCTCAGCCTTGCGCCCCGCGTGCGCCTTGGGACCGGGTTGCGTCCCGCCCATGCTGCTCGATGAAAGGCCGTTGCCGTAGTTGATGGACGTGCAGGTCGTGAACGTGTGGCGCTTGCCATTGTGGAGGATCGCCACGATCGTCATGTCATCGTGCGCGAACTCGCCCCGCGGCGTGGTGACGGTCTGCCCCATGGATCAATCCTCCGTGATGAGCCCAGGCCCGAGATCCGCCGAGACCTCGTAGATCTGCCCGCGAGGGACGACGGTCAGCTTGGCGCGCAGATGATTCGTCTCGAAGATGTTGTCCGTGCGATTCACGCGCGCCTGAACCCGCGTCGCGTGGTCAGGGACGAGCGCCCCCGCGAGCGCGTTCGTGAGCGCGCGATCGATCGCCCCCGCCGTGGTCGATTCGAGCGTCCCGTCGTCATTCAGCGGGGGATCGTTGTTGATCTCGTTGTCCAGAACAGGCTGAGCCACGAGGTACGCCTCGATCACAACGCGCGTGACGTTAAGATCGCGGTACCGACTGCTCTCCCCGGCCATGGTGAGCCCGCGGGCGAAGTAGACCTTTCCGCCGCTCGTATCCATGACCGTAAACCGCGAGGCCCGCAGCTTCATGGGAGCAAGGGCCTCGTCGACGGGCAGCGCATCCACCTCGGGAAGCGCGCCGTCATCGTGATTGCCAAGATCGCTCGAGAAGCGGAGGGCCGCCGCCTTGTACGCCGCTGCCCACGACTGCGATCGCAGGAACGAGCCCGTGAGCGTGCCGCCCCGCAGCCAGGCGCCACGGGCGCAGACGCACACCCGCCGGGAGACGAAGCCCTCGAACGCCGCAGCTAGGGCCTCGTCGGTCTCTGCGAGGGGCGCGCCGATGATCGCGACGATCGGGCGCTTGAGTGCTTCGAGTTCTGCGATTCTCGTGTCGAGGGCCTCAGCGAGCGCCCGCGTCTCCGCAGCGTCCGCGAGCTCGCCAACGACATGCAGGATCCGGAACGAGGCGCCGACCTTGACGAGTTTGTCGACGCTCGCGAGGACAGCCTCGATCGAGAACGCGGGCGCATCCGTTGGAAAGCTGTAGACCGTGTCTTTCACGTACGAGCCGACGGGAAACTCGATCGTCACGCCGAGGCCCGGAATCGTGTAGGTGGCCTCGCCGCCTTCGACGGACACGACGGGAAGCCCAAGAAGCTCGCATGCGCTGCCTCCGGTGATCGCAAGCGCGGAGCCTTTGCCGATCGTGTCACTCACGATCCGCAGCTTCGAGGCAGGCGCAACGAGGTTCGCTGTAATGTTCGACGCGGCGGACACCAGGGCCACCACCGCCGCAGGGTTTGCCGGAGGCGGCGAAAAATCGATCGTCTGCTCGGCGCCCGTGTCCTCGCGAAGCGTGAGCGTCTTGCCGTCAAGCTCTCCGGCCTTGCCCCTCACGAGGCCCACGGCGAGCCCCAGGAGCGCGAGGCCCATGCCGCCCGTGACCTCGATCGTTGCTTCCTCTCCGAGCGCGGCGGTCATCCACACGAGCCGCCCCGTCGCCGAGAACGCGAAAACGCTTCCGACGAAAGCCGCCGTAAGTTGCGAAAGCAGCGCGGCGCCATCTGCCGGCGCGGCGAGCGTGCAACTGAGGGCTGCCCCGCCCTTTATTTTCGCGACGATGTCCTTTTGATCCAGCGACCCCCCAGCGCCGTAAAGGCCCGCGGTAGAGAGATCGGCCGTGCCCGTCACCCTGGCCGGTTCGGCGTAGGCCAGGGTTGCCACGTTGCGCTTGCCTGAGACCTCGGCTTGACGACGCACCGGAAACGCGAGTTCGCCGCGGTAAAGCGGCGTGATCTGCGCACCTGCCGCTGTTGACGAGGTCGAGACGCGGAAGCGCCCCACGCCCAGCGGGCCGCCCTTCGTCACCCTGACGGCCACCTGCGCGGAGTCTCGCGGCTCGCCCGAAACGAGGATCTTCGGCCCGCTGCCTTGCTGTTGCAACGAGCCGAGCAGGCCCGGCGAGGTCGCCTGGAGCGGGAGGGCGAGCGTCCTTTGCTTCGAGATGCGGACGGATTGCGCGGTCGCCTCGGAGAGCGGACCCTCGCCGAGCGTGCCAGCCACTGGCCCGCTCACGTCGAACGCGTACACGGTGTTTGGCGAGCCCTTCGAGCAGATCCCCACCTTGGCAACAACACGCGCGGCGGACGCGGGAGGCGCAGCGGAACCGAACTCGACGAAGTTGATTTGAGCCGAGGGCATCAGAAAGCCTCCGGGTTATCGCCGGACGGCTTCACCGTCTCAGCCTCGACGTGGGTGCCGAGCACGAGCGCCGTCTTGAGATCGACGCTCAGAATCGGCAGGCGCAGCCCGATCGGCACGCTCACCTTGACGCCGGCCGATCCAGGACGACCACCGCCCACCTCCCATTTCACCCGACCAAACGTCCTCGCGCGGCGGCTCACCCCGAGCTCCCGAAGGGCAACGACGAGCCGCTCGTAAAGCCTCTCCGCCTCGCCCGGCGTCGACCCCCACACGGTCGCAATCGTCTCGATGACGCGGTCCTCGCAGACGTGCTTTCCCGCGCCGCCTTGCTGGACAGGCGCCTCGAGATCCTCGCCGTCGGGAACGCTGAAGATCAGCCGCGCAGGCGCACTGTGGCCTCGCGCCTCGTCCTTGCCGATCGCCAGCTCGAGCCCGGTCACATTCATGCGCTTGTGCAGCTCGACCGCGAGCTCGCCGAGGCGCGTGTCCTTCCAGCTTCCGCCGCCGCTCACGACCCACCTCCGACCGCGCGCCGCACGGCCGCCGTGAAGGCGACACCGGCCGTTGCACGAATGCGAGCGAGCCAGGAGCGCGGAGGCTGCCCCTCGGGCACGAGCGGCCTCTCGGGGTTGTGCGGCATGCCGTGCTGAACCGTGCCCCGTTGCGCAAAATGGGCAGTCCAGTGGTTGACCCGCACCTCGACCGCGCACTCGTATGGGTTCGGCGGAAGCGGCCGATACTCCACGTGCGCCGCGAGAGGTTGGAGCGCGAGGCGCCCGTCGTGTGTCATCGGCCACGCCTCGCCCTCGGGCGATCGGCCTTCCTCGATGCCCTCGCGTACGAGCTCGACGGCTTCCTTCCCAAGCGCCTTTTGCACGTCGGTCTGATGTGAGCCGCTCGAGAGGCTTCGGAGCCCCTTGGCCATCTCGCGAAGACCTCGCCCCGCCGCGCGGGAGAGCTTCATGACGTCCTCCTTGCGCGCCACCCGCGATCCCATCCCCGGAGCGGGGCGGCGCTCACCCTAGGGCCCAGCATGGCCGCGCTGCCCGAGCCCTGCCCCACGGCGCCCGGGAGCTTGGCCCCTCCGTCTAGCGATTCGAGCCATCGGATCTTATCGAGGTATCGAAGCCGAATGTTCTTCGAGTCGTCATGCTCCGGATCAAAGCCGCGTGAACTCATGATCGTGTAGGCCGCAATCACGGCCGCGGCCTCGCTGATCTCGCCCGTGAAGACCGCAAGCGGCGGATTGAGCTTCCAAAGGTACGTATCCACCAGGCGCGATGCCGCCTCGAGCGCCTCCTGCTGATCGGCGTTCGCCACGTGGGCGAGCGCGTCAGCATTCACGCCTAGCGCGTACAGTTGTGCGAGCGTCGCGTATGAACCCACCGATCACTCCTCGCGCGGCTCAGGCTTCGCGTCCTTGCCGCTGCCCGCCTTGTCCTTCAAGTCCCCGCCCGGCTTGGTCGAAGCCTTGACACCCAGGAGAACGCGCACCGTGATCCGCTTCCCCGGATCACGTTTGAGCATTTCGATTTGCTCCTTGGTCAAAGCGTTATCATCGAGCTCTGTCGCGCCCGCAGGCCAGCAGAGCCCCACCCGGACCTTTTTTCCGTCGCGCTCTTCCTCGCGCCAGCCGCAGCGGTAGCTGTCATATCCCGCAGGGGGCACGCACGTCACGATGATCATCTTCGAGACCTTCCATCCGCGCTGCACGCTACGGCTTACATTTCGCGATCGACTGCCACACAGCCGGAGCTGCGTTGCCGCGGCAGTCCACGCCCGCAAGATACTGATTATTGATAAATGCGTATTCGCTGCCGTTCATGAGCGCCTGAAACCGCGGCTTCTGCCGCTCCTGGTACATGATCGGCCGCATCACCGGGTTTTTGAGCATAGCGAGGAACCAGGCGTTTGGATCGTCGCTCAGCTCTTCGAGGACAAGTACCTCGGCGGTCCCTTGGTTCACGTTGTCCTCTTGGGAATTGCCCCGAGCGATCGTATCCGCCTCGACGATGCGCTTCCCTGTGCTCTCCTTCTGAGGGCTCACGATCAAGGTATCCGGCTTGATCCCGAGCTTGCGGCCGTTCACGTCCACTAGCGATCGCATGTTCGCGCGAACAAGCTCGTAATTATCGGGGGTCAATGCCATCCCCGAGGGGTAATAATTCGACTGGACGGGCGAATTCGGATCGTCCTGATCTACGGGGTGCACGTCGGAGAACAGAGGTTGACCATCGTAGACGACCAGCGAAACCGGTCCGATAAGCGGATCGCCGTAGAGCGCTTGCTCGCCAAACAGGAAGATCGGAGCGATGCAGTTGTCCGGATGCTTCGCGGCCTGCTGTCCAAGAAGGCTAGCGTAATCGCCGTAAATACCAAACTTGTCGTCCTCGATCTTCTCGCGCTCTACCCCGAGAGTGCCCTCGAACGGCTTGTTTTTGATGGTGAAGCCGCGCGTGCGCAGGTTTTCGATCACGCGCGGGCCGACCCAGTGGCGGAGGCTCGGAATCGCGGTGAGCCAAGTGTAAGTCTCCTCCTCGCCCGTGCTCGGGACAGTGCGGGCGACCTTCGAGGCCCATGGCTCGGCCATGGTCATCCCGTTCTTGAAAAGGACTTGGAAGCCCTTGAACATCGCCCGGAGGCTTGCGGTCGTGATGATCATCGCGCGTGCCCTCCTCAGCGCGGACCGATGGAGACCGCGACGCGCCCCCGATCGAGACCGAGCATCTTTCCAGCCTTCGAGCGCTTGCCGCCCCCATCGGTGCGCGCGACCTTGCCCCCGTTGACGAGGTAAACGTCGTTCAGGAAATCGGCCATGGTGATCGCATCGGACCCCGTGGAATTCGCGAGGAGGTAGGTCCCCGGCTCGCAATTGATCCGTGCCGCCCCGTCTCCGCCGCCGGTGTTGTCGACCGATTCGCAGGCTCGGCCGACCGGGCGCAGGTCCGTCGCCTCCGTGGCCTCGACGGCGTAGCCCGAGGCATCCACGCAGACGATGTTACCCTCATCGATCTTGGTATTTGCCTTGACCCCGGTGCGAGCCGCTCCGGGGTCGGGCCGACGCCGTAACGCTTGTTATCGCGGACCATGGCTCAATCTTCCTCCCCGCCCATGGCACTCGGATCGATGTTGAGGACGCGTGCGACGGCGAGGTCGAAGTCCCCGGGGGAGCGCGTGCGCGCCGAGAGCGTGGCCTGCTGATGGCGCACGGTTGGCGGCGAGGGGCGTGGAGGCTTGGCTTCCGGCTTCGCCGGCGTGTCGGGCTTGTCGCCCTTTGGCTTGGGGTCGCCTTCCAACTCGCCGACGAGCTCCCGGAGTGCATCGAGGTCACGTCGACCGAGCTTGACGAATCTCTCCCGGCTTTCGGGCGGGATCCGCTTCAGGGCAACCCCGTGATCGACCAAGGATCGGATCTCTTGCTCTGCTGCCGCCTCGCGCGCGGTCTTGAGCTCTGCGGCCGCCGCCGTGAGGGCCTCGCGCGCGGTCGCCTTGCCGGTGAGCGAGCGCAATTGCGCCAGCGCATCACCGCTGCCCTTGACGGCTTCCTCGTCCTCCTCGCCGAGGCCCGCCATGTGATCGTCGAACGCCTTGATCACGTCGTCATCGGAGGCCTTGTCGGGATCGAGGCCGAGCTCCGTCGCGATATGCGCGAGTGCGCCTTCTAGCATGCGGTTTTCTCCCTGCGATGCCGCCATGAGCGGTGTTAACCCGTGCGACGCCGGCAGATTCGTTAACGCTACGTTGATCAGCCTCGTGATTCGGTTGCTATTCGTCTCGTAATCGACCGCAGGCGAAATGTAGCGGTACTTGCGCGCGCGGACCTTCTCAGCGGCTTCCTCGGTCCATCGCACATTAACCGCCCACAGATCGCCGCTCTTGACCTCGAGCGTGAACCAGGCCGCCGCCTCGCCGGAGCCCTTCGAGAAACCGAAGAGGGAGGCGTGGTCATAGTCGAAGAAAAGCTCGGCCCCGTGCTCGTTCACGTCCGCGAGGACGCGGCGCGCGGCTTCCTCATCGAAGAGGAGGAGCCCCTTGTAACTGCGATTCGTGCCACTTCGGAAAAGGAGCACCTCGCCCGGAGGATCCCCAGTCAGATCCACAAGGCGGAGCGTCGCGCGCGCCCTGCGATCCTTCGGACGGGTTCCGGAAAGTGCAGCCATCACTCTACGGACATAAGGAACCAAGGGCGGTCCTTTTCGGGTTCATTCGGAAGATTTCGACGGCAGGAGCGGGACGCCGAAGGTGCGCGCGAGGGCCTCGAGATCCACGCGATCGGCCATCTTCCCGGCGCCGAGGGTCGTGGCCGCTTCCGCGAAAGCCGCGAGCGTCTGGGCCCGCAAACGAGCCGCAGCCGCCTCGGCCTCGGCCGCTGCCCGTGCCGCCTCGGCCTCCGCCCTGCGCGCCTCGGCTTCGGCCTTCGCGACGTCTGCCTTCCGACGCGCCTCGAGCACCGAGGCGCCGGCCTCCGCCTCGCGCTCCTCGGGCGTGCGTGCGTCCCATTTGGGCCAAGGCGCAAGCTGCTCGTCCCCATGGTTGAACAGCGCCCACGGCCGGAGCACTTGGAAGTGCCCCGTGGTCGCGAGCCCTTCCGTGTCGGCACGCTTCCCCTCATGCCGGACCGCGTTGTGGACCTTCCCGAGCGCGTGCGAGCCTATCTGAGCAGGCTCCATCGTGAGCGTCTGCCGGAGGATGGCCATCGCCGCCGCGCTATCGCAGTACCGGATGCCGCGCTCGAAGACCTCGACCGCGCTTGCCCCGTCGGCTTGCACGAGCTCGTAGCCCCAGCCCGCCACGGCCTTCCCCTCGCTGTCCACGTCCACGGGGAGCATGATGACGGGTGACTTGCCCGCGTTGACGAGGGCATCCTGAAAAAGGTCGCGCTCGCGGGCCGTCTCCTCGTTTTGATCGAGCCCGGCCGGATACCTGCCGACCCGCGTAGGATGTCCGTAAACCTCGGAGTAATGGGCCCAATCCGTGAACATCTGGAGCTTCGCGAGGTAGTACATCGCGACGCGGCGAACGGCGCCGTTCATCCACGGGGTTTGGCTTCCCGAGGCGAAAATTGCCCACTTGAACGGCTCGCCGCTCAGAGAGACCTGGGTTGAGGTCGTATTCACCTTGTAAGTGATGTCGTGCCCGTCGAACCAGAGATCTCGCGGATGCCAGACCTCGAGGAGAGGTAGCTCCTGCCCCCGTTCGTGCGTCCAGTTCACTTGAACGACCGCAACGCCGAGCATGATCAACCATTTCAATATGTCTCGGAGCACTTGCTCGGGGCAAAGGCGCCACCACACCTCGATAGCTTGCCGTGCGACTTGCGCGGCAAGCTCCGTGTCGGAGGCTTCCGTGGACGCCTCGAAGGAGAGCGGCAAGGCGAGCAAACCGTCGATCCGCTGCTGCAGCGCGCCGTCGAGCCGCTCGTCTGTCAAGAGGGCCTCGACGAGATCCGCGGACTCGCGAAAATCGCCCGCCTCATGCCGATCGAGCGCCTGCCGCACCCGATCGTTGTCCCAGCCCACGAGCGGGGCGAAGAGATATTGAGCGTGTCGAACTCGCGGGGATTTCATCGCGAATACCTACGCAGTTTCACCGGGCGAGCGTTGGCGGAGGAGAACGAGCCCGCGGTACGCCCGGCCGGCGAGGAGAGAAGGTCGTGCGCCGCCGCGCCCGCGTCGACTTGATCGTCGTGCTCGTCCTCTTGGCCCGTGAAAGAGAGGTGCTCCGCCAGGAAGACATTAACCCAGGAATCCGGGCCGACGTCGGCCGGGAGAAGCACGCGGCCGTCGTTCCACGATGCGGCGTAGGGTTGCGCTCGCGTGAACTTGTCCGCCTTCGCGCGGCGCGCCTCGACGGTGAAGCCCCGGTCAGCTATGAAGGGAACGATCATCTTCTCGAAAACCGTCACGTATCCCATCGCCCGACAGCCCCCGTGCGCCTTTTGCAGCCGCGCGCCCTCCGCGGCGAACTCGGGCGCCATAACCTGCCGCCGCAGGCACTCGAGCACGTAGTAAACGCGCCGACCGCGCTCCGGTTCGTGCGAACGCATGGCGACGGCCGAGGAGTAATCCGCATGCTTGCGCGCGGTATAAGCGAAATCGACGCCTATCCCGTCGCGGTAGCCCGTTACGAGCCCGAGCGCATGATCCGTGTAGAGCGCCGGCTCCGTGTTGAAGACCGCCCCACCTCGCGGGCGCGGGACGCCTTGGTAAAGCGAAGCCCACGTGTATTCCCCGACCTCGCGGCGCCGCAGCTCGAGCTCTTCCGCTGGCCAGCGCTCCGGCCAGAGCGCCTTTCCATCGTCCGAGAGCGCCGGTAGCCGCAGGTATTGCCAGCCCTGCGCGATGAGCCTTCCGGACAGATCCTCCGGATGCCATCGCGTTGCGAGGACGATTGCGCTTCCTCCGGGCTCGACGCGGTTAATCGTCGAGCCCTGCCACAGATCCCAAATTCGCGCACGGTAGGTGGTGCTTTCCGCTTGGATCCGGTTCTTGAATGGGTCATCGACGAAGAGAATTTGAAAGCCCTTGCCGGTCAATGCGCCGTTGAGCGCGGTAAAAACGGCCCGGCCTCCCTCGCGCGTACGCCACTCGCCGACGCTCTTTGCGCCCGGATCCAGCTCGACACCCGACGCACGGGCGATGCCGCGCGCGTCCCGGCTCTTGCTGTTGGCCAGCTCGATCCCGTACGTGGCATAGGCGATCGCCATGCTCGGATCGTTGCGGAGAAACCAGGCGATCGCGTGGAGCACGGTATCGGTCTTCCCGTGCCGCGGAGGCGCATGGATGACGGCGCGCACAGGCTCACGACGAGCACGCTCGAGCAGCTCGACGAGGGGGCCGAGGTGCGTGGGCCTCTCGTGCCCTGGCGTCACGGCCGGGATGAAGTCTGCGAGGCCTCCCGCGGGCGCTGTGGCCACCCGCGAACGTTGCGCGGCGGCGAACACGGCCGCGCGTGCATTAAACGGCGCTGCCATCGGGCGTCGCCTCCTGGTCCGGCCCAAACTCGCCGGCAACCATCGCCGCCTCGAGCTCATCCGCGAGCCGGCGCAGCGTCGCGATCTGCTCGGCCCTCTCCGTGGTGCCCGTCGCCCACCAGAGCTCAAGCTCGCGGCAAGCTTTGCGATCGTTCCAGCCGCTCTTGACCGCGGCATCCCAGACTCTTCGGAGCGCGCTCGGCAGGCCGGGCGGTCGCTCGGCCTCGATCTTTACCTTGGCCTCGACGTGCGCATGACGACGACCCCAGCGCTCGGGGTAGCGCGCGCGCAGCAGATCGAGCGCGAGGCGCGGATCGCTCTCCGCGCCTTGCAAGGCGAGCGTCGCAAGGCGCGCCTCGCCCTTGGCCTCGGCTGCGCGCAGCGCAGCGTCGAATGCCTCGTCCTGCTTCCGCCACCGAAGCAGCGTGCGGGGCGAGATCCCGACGAGCTTGCAAACCGTCGGACGATGAAGCTGGCCCAGCCGGAGGGCGTCGAGGATCGCCTTTTCAGCCTCAGGTGTGCGAACCGTCGGGCGCCCCTGGGCCATCGCTCACCCGAGTGACTTGAGGAAATCGTCGTAATCGTCCGCAGGGCGCTCGACGTTGCTCCTTTTGCCCTCGAAGGGCGCCGAGTGATCTGGTGCAGCGCCCCGCGCCGGCAGTCGGCCCTCCCGGGCCGCGATTGCATCGACGAGGCGGCAGACGTCGCGGAGGATGACGCTCGTTTCTGGGAAGACGACGCGGCGCTCACGCTCGATGCGCACGGCCTCCTTAAGGCGACGCTTTTCGATGCGAAGGAGCCAACGAAGCGTCTTCAGGTCCGCGTCGCACGCCGGGGGAACGGGGTTCGGAGCGGGGCGGCCTTCGGCCGAGGCGCGCTCTGCTTCCTCGGGTGTCAGCGGTTGAGGGCGATCCCGCGGCCCTTGGCTGCCTTGGTCCATGACGGCCTCCGGATCAGGGGGTGCATGAGCATGTGACAGTCGTTGCAGATCACCATCATGTTCGCAGGATCAAAGACGAGCTCCGAGGCCATGCCGGTGATCGAACAGGGGACGATGTGGTGAACGTGGCGCGCGGGCGTCCCGCAGCACTCACAGAAGCGGCCGCGCGCCTCGAGCACCTCGCGGACGACGCGGCGGTACCGTCGTTGGGGGGTCTCAGGGCCGGAGGGGCGCGGCATGGGTCTCATCTGTTGGGCGGAATGGGACCAAAGGCGGTCCTTTTGCGTCCCGTGGCGGAGGCGCTTCTTCGAGGTCGCGGCACACAGGCCGCCCGCCGAGCGCAGGAAAAAATAACTTCCACCGCGGTCACGAGGCCGCGAGGTCGGGGAAGATCTCGACGACCAGGTGCCCCCGCGGCTCGGCCAAAAGTCGGCCTCGATCGCGGTCAGCGCTCGGCCAGCTCGGGGAAGATCTCGACGACCAGGTGCCCCCCCGGCTCGGCCAAAAGTCGACCTCGATCGCGGTCACGAGGCTGCGAATTCGGGGAAGATCTCGACGACCAGGTGTCCCCCGCGGCTCGGCCAAAAGTCGACCTCGATCGCGGTCAGCGCTCGGCCAGCTCGGGGAAGATCTCGACGACCAGGTGTCCCCCCGGCTCGGCCAAAAGTCGATGTCGATCGCGGTCACGAGGCTGCGAGCTCGGGGAAGATCTCGACGACCAGGTGCCCCCCGCGGCTCGGCCAAAAGTCGGCCTCGATCGCGGTCAGCGCTCGGCCAGCTCGGGGAAGATCTCGACGACCAGGTGCCCCCGCGGCTCGGCCAAAAGTCGACCTCGATCGCGGTCAGCGCTCGGCCAGCTCGGGGAAGATCTCCGCCTCGACAAGGCCCTTCGAGGACGAGCCGCGGGCAGGGCAGCGAGGGGGAGCGTGCCCCCGCGCGCCCCTCGACCCAGGCCCGCTCAAGCGCGCTCTCGCGACGCGGTCCGATCCTTAATTATGTCCGATTTCGCCACCCGCATCCGGGGTCGGCCAAAAGTCGACCCCGATCGCGGAGAATCGCGGGGCCGATCGGACACGTATTGTCCTAGGGTCGAAGAAGGGAGCCTACGGTGAGCCGATCCTCGTCGTTGCGTGCAAGGATGGAACGGGCCGCACAAGCATTCATCGAATCGGCGGATCGCGAGCAAATGGTCGCATTCGTTTGCTCGCG